CAACCATGGAGGGACGGATGTCCACTCAGATCACCACTGCCTTCGTGCAGGAGTACAAGTCGGGCGTTCTGCTCAAGGTGCAGCAGAAGGGCTCGAAGCTTCGCGGCGCCGTGCGCGTCGAATCGCAGACCGGCACGAACGCCTTCTACGACCAGCTCGGCGCCACCGCGGCGCAGCGCCGCACGTCGCGGCATTCCGACACGCCGCGCGTCGACACGCCGCACTCCCGTCGGCGCGTCTCCATCGTCGACTACGACTGGGCCGACCTGATCGACCAGGAAGACAAGGTCCGCACGCTCAACGACTTCACGTCGCCGTACCAGATGAACGCGGCGAACGCGATGGGCCGGAGCATGGACCAGGAGATCGTCGACGCGGCGCTCGGCACCGCCTACACCGGCGAGACCGGCTCGACGACGGTCGCCCTGCCGTCGACGCAGGTCGTCGTCGCCGCGTCGACCGGCTTCACCCTGGCCAAGCTCCTCAACACCAAGGAGATCCTCGACGGCAACGACGTCGATACCGACGGCCGCTACATCGCCCTCACCGCCGGGCAGGTCACCGACCTCCTCAACACCACCGAGGTCAAGAACGCCGACTACAACACCGTGAAGGCGCTGGCCGCCGGCCAGATCAACACCTTCATGGGCTTCACCTTCGTGCCGGTGAACGGCCTGCGCGCCGACGGCACGAAGATCCTGCCGGTCAACGGCGCGTCGGCGCGCCGCTGCATCGCCTGGCAGCAGTCGGGCCTGCTGCTCGCGGTCGGCGCCGACATCACCTCGCGCATCACCGAGCGCGCCGACAAGAACTACGCCACGCAGGTGTTCTTCTCCATGACCATCGGCGCGACCCGCATGGAGGAGGAGAAGGTCGTCGAGATCGTCTGCGTCGAGTGATTTTTTCCGATTGCGCCGGTCGGTAGCCGCCACACCAACCCTACCGACCGGCGCTCCCAGCACCGCGTTAACCGCGTTCGTTCTTTTCAATCGCGCCGGCCGGCAGCCGCTTCATCGGCGCTGCCGCCCGCCGCTCAAGCAGGAGACTGCCCATGTCCGCCGTTCGTGGCGTGTACAACACGCTCTACAACAGCACTCCCCGTGACCTGCCGGATTCGTCCCGCTGGGGCGGGAAGCTCCGCGTCGGCTACGACGAGTACGAGGCCTCCGCCCTCGCCGCCGGATCGACCATCGCCGGTCCCGTGATCCCCAAGGGCGCGCGGCTGATCGACATCCACGTCCTCGCCGACGATCTCGGCACGTCGACCGGCACCATCTCGGTCGGCGATTCCGGCGACGCCGCCCGCTTCATCGCCGCCTACGCGACCGGCGCGGCGACGTTCAAGTCGATGCTCAAGGACGGAAAGATCGACGCCGTCGGCTACCAGTTCACGGCCGAGACCGAGATCCTGCTCACCACCGCCGTCGCGACGATGTCGGGCACGATCAAGATCGTCGCGCTCTACACCGTCGAGTAATCCGGCATCGACGGGCGCCGCCGCATGATCGTCAACGGCATCGACACCGAGAAGGTCGGCTGGACCGGGCCCATGCCCGGCGTCGCCGGCCAATCGTCGGGGCCTGCGCTGATCGTCGGCGGCGCCCGTTGCGTCTGGGACGACCTCGCCGCGCTCGGCGACGCTGCCTGGCCCGGCGTCCGCTGCGCCGTCAACGACATCGGCGCCCACTATCGCGGCCGCATCCACCATTGGGTGTCGCTGCACCCCGAGCATTTCTTCCCCGGCTTCGTCAAGTACCGGCTCGGCCACAACTACGGCGACCGGTCGCACGTCCACACCCATTCCGCCAGGGCCGCGCCCGGCGTTGAGGTGGTGTGGCCGATGCCGTCGCCCGGCGGCGCCTCCGGCCTCTACGCCGTCTTCGTCATGCTGCTGCTCGGCCACGCGCCGATCGTCTGCGCCGGCCTGCCGCTCGACGGCCAGGGCCATTACTTCGATCCGCCCGGCCTCGACGACGGCCGCTTCGGCCGCGCCGACGAGCTCGTCTGGCGCTGGGCGCGCGATCACGTGTTCCAGGGCCGCGTCACCAGCCTGTCCGGCTTCACGCGGGAGCTTCTGGGCGGGGGCGCTGAAAGATGATCACCGTCGCCATGGTCCTGCGCTCCGGCGGCCAGTACGCGCCCGCGCACGTGCGCGCCCTCGGCCATCAGGTGCGCGAGCGCCTCAAGGGCGTGCCGCACCACATCCGCGTGCTGTCGGACCAGCCGGTGGCGGGCGTCGTCGCGGTCCCGCTCGGCCACGGCTTCCCCGGCTGGTGGTCGAAGATCGAGCTGTTCCGGCCCGGCGTCTTCGCCGACGAGCTGGTGCTCTACCTCGACCTCGACACCATCGTCACCGGCGACCTCGCGCCGCTCGCGCGATACCCCGGCGACTTCGCCATGCTGGCGGACTTCTACGAGCCCGCGCGGCTCGCCTCCGGCGTCATGCTGTTCCGGCCGTCGCCGATCAGCGCCGCGATCTACGAGCGCTTCCTCGCCGATCCCGCCGGGATCATGCGGTCGGAGCCGCACGGCGACGGCGGCTGGATCGGGCGCTGCGTGCCGGATGCGGGCCGCATCCAGGAGATCTGGCCCGGCCTCGCCGTCAGCTACAAGGCGGCGGCCGTCGCCCGCGACGGCCTGCCCGACGGCGCGCGCCTGCTGTGCTTCCACGGCCGCCCCAAGCCGTGGGACTGCGGCGGCGTCTGGCAGGAGATTTACGAGACCGGCGACGATCCCACACTCCAAAGCGCTCCCGCGCATGGGGTTGGCGGGGCGGCCCTCGGCGCCCAACAGGATGCCGATTCTTACACGCGCATCGCCGTGCAAGGCGATGCGGAGCATGGGAGCGCCTCTTAAATGTGGACGCTCGTCACCCGCCGCCGACCGGCCGCCTGCGCGAAGCTGATCGCCGCCTGGCGCGCCGTCGAGCATCCGCCCGCCGTCACCGTCGTCATCGACGGCGATCTCGGCGACTACGATTCGGTGCCGTGGCCCGCCCATTGGCGCGTCCACGCGACCGGCGCGCACGTCGAGCTGATCGGCGCCATCAACCACGCCGTCGCGCTCTATCCCGACGAGCCATTCTATGGCCTGTTCGGCGATTACCTGCGGCCGCGGACGATGGGCTGGACCGACACGCTCGCCGAGGCCGCCGGCGCATGGAACTTCTCCTACTGTTCTGACGGCTGGCTGAACGGCAAGCGCGCCGACGATCCGACCCGGGATCATATGTCGGGCTGCCTCTGCATGGGCGGCGCCCTCGTGCGCGCCCTCGGGTGGGTCTTCCCGCCATCGCTGATCCATCTCTATGGCGACGATGTTCTGGAATACATCGGCGCCGCGCTCGGCCTGATGCGCTACCGGCCCGACGTGCGCGTGGCACTCGACCGCCCCGAGACCACCGGCCTGCCTCGCGACGAGAATCGCCGCCGCATCTTCAATGGCCGCTATTTCGCCGACGACGATCGCCGCGCCTTCGAGCGCATGCGCGATTCCGGCGAGCTCGACCGTCTGGTCGAAAAGGTGCGGCTTGCCATGGAGGGCGTGCATGTCTAGCTGGGTCCAGATCGCCAACATGGCGCTGCGCCGCTGCGGGTCGCAGCGCATCGCCTCGATCGACGAGGCCACCTCGGCGGCGCGCGCGGTCAAGGACGTCTACCTGGACGCCGCCGACTTCGTGCTGTCGCAGCACCCGTGGAACTGCAACACCGAGGACACCCATCTCGCCGTCGATGCCGACGCGCCGGATTCCGGCTTCGCCTATCAGTACACCCTGCCGCCCGATCCCTATTGCCTCGTCGTGCACAAGCTCGACAGGGATCACCACGGCGACGCGCCGTGGAAGGTGAAGGGCCGCAAGATCCACACCGACGAGGCGGCGCCGCTCTACATCGAGTACGGCCGCCGCATCACCGATCCCGAGGAGCTGCCGCCGCTGCTGGTGACCGCGATCGCCGAGGAGATCGCCGCGCGCATCGCCTTCCGCCTCACCAACTCGAGCGCGCGCGAGGACGCGTGCGAGCAGCGCGCGGGCGCCGCGCTGCGCAAGGCGCGCTCGGCCGACGCCCAGGAGGGCACCCCCGACGAGGAGGAAGAGGGCGACTGGGAGGCCGCGCGTAGATGACTTCGCCCGCGCTCATGGCCGCCCTCCTTCAGCGCGCTCGCCGAAGCCGCCACGCCAATCCTTCGGCTCGCGCGCGTGAGGCCGGTGAACCATGACGCGCATCAACGCCCTGACGCAGAAGTTCAACGGCGGCGAGGCGTCGCCGCACCTCGACGGCTTCATCGGCTTCGACAAGTACCCGTCGATGTGCCGGATCATGGAGAACATGATCCCGCTCGCCCAGGGTCCGGCGACCCGGCGGCCGGGCACCCGCTTCGTCTCTTACTTGCAGAATTCAGCCGTGCGCGGCGCGCTCATACCGTTCGAGTTCTCGATCGTGCAGGCCTACCAGATCGCCGTCGGCGACGGCAATCTGCGCTTCTACATGAATCAGGGCTCGGTGCTGGAGGCGGCCAAAGCCATCACCGGCATCACCCGCGCCAATCCGGCGGTGGTCACCATCGCCGGTCATGGGTACGTCGCCACCGATGACATCGACATTTCCGGCGTCGTCGGCATGACGCAGGTGAATGGCCGCCGCTTCCGCGTCGCCAATCCGACCGCCAACACCTTCGAGCTCAACGATGTGTTTGGCAACCCGATCGACAGCTCCGCCTTCACGGCCTACGCCTCCGGTGGCACGGCGGCGCGCGTCTACAAGATTGCCGCGCCCTGGATCCAGGCCGATCTGTTCGATTCCGACAACCGGCTGCGCCTCAAGTTCGCCCAATCGGCCGACGTCATGTATCTCGTCCATCCGTCCTACGCCCCGCGCAAGCTGTCGCGCACCGGCCATACGAGCTGGACCATCGAGACCGTCGATTTTCACGACGGGCCCTACCTCGACGAGAACACGACGCCGACCACCTTGGTACTCGCCGCGACCACCGGCTCGGACGTCACCGTGACCATCACCACCGCCATTACCGGCGTCAACGCCGGCGCCGGGTTCAAGGCGACCGACGTCGGCCGCCTCCTGCGCATCGGCCACGCCGCGACCGCCTGGGCCGCCACCACGGCCTACGCCGTCGGCGATCTCCGCTACAACCAGGGCAATGTCTATCGCTGCGTCACCGCCGGCACCTCGGCGGGCTCGGGCGGCCCCTCCGGCACCGGCCAGGGCATCGTCGACGGCACCTGCCAGTGGGACTTCCAGAACGCCGGCGGCCTCGCCTGGGGCTACGGCAAGATCGTCACGTTCACCGACACCACCCACGTCAAGATCGACATCGTCAACGCCTTCGCCGCGACCGGCGCGGTCGCGTCGTGGCGGCTCGGCGCCTGGTCCGACACCGACGGCTGGCCGTCCGCCGTCGGCTTCCACGAGGAGCGATTGCTGTTCGGCGGCGCGGGCTTCAACCCGCAGCGCTTCGACGGCTCCAAGACCAACGACTTCGAGAACTTCGCTCCCGGCGCCCAGGACGACGACCCGCTGTCGTTCGCGATCGCCTCCGACCAGGTCAACGCCATCCGCGCCTTCGCCTCGGCCAAGGACCTGCTGATCCTGACCTCGGGCGGCGAATTCCGCGTGATGTCGCCCAACAACGAGCCGCTGACGCCGACCAACGTCGCCGTGCGCTCGCAGACCCGGCACGGCTGCGCCGACATGATGCCGGAGACGGTGTCGAACGCCGTGCTGTTCCCGCAGCGCGCCGGCAAGAAGATCCGCGAGCTCGCCTACACGCTGGAATCCGACGGCTACAAGGCGCCGGACATGACCGAGCTCGCCGACCACATCGCCGGCGACGGCTTCCTCGACCTCGCCTACCAGCAGGAGCCGTGGAGCGTGCTGTGGTCGGAGCGCGCCGACGGCCAGCTCCTCGGCATGACCTATCTGCGCGAGCAGAACGTGGTGCCGTGGCACCGCCACATCCTCGGCGGCGCGTTCGGCGGCGGCGACGCCGTAGTCGAGGCGGTGTCGACCATCCCCGGCGCCGCCGGCGACGAGCTGTGGCTGATCGTCAAGCGCACGATCGACGGCCGCACCGTCCGCACCGTCGAGTTCATGGAGGCGCCGCTCGGCCATGCCGTCGCCCAGGAAGACGCCTTCTACGTCGATTGCGGGCTGACCTACGACGGCTCGCCCACCACCACACTGACGGGGCTGTGGCACCTCGAGGGCCAGACGGTGAAGGTCTACGGCGACGGCGCCGTCTACCCCGACGCCGTCGTCGCCGACGGCAGCATCGCCGTGTCGCCCGCCGTGTCGGTCGCCCAGGTCGGCCTCGGCTACCGCTGGCTGATCGAGCCGATGCGCTACGAGATCGCCGCCCCGACCGGCACCTCCCAGGCGCTGCCGAAGCGCATCAATCAGATCGCCGTGCGCTTCTACCGCTCGCTCGGCTGCAACGTCGGCCGCAGCGAGACCGAGGGTGAATACGACGCGATCGCCTTCCGCGACGCCGACGACGATACCGGCGCCGCGCCGCCGCTGTTCACCGGCGACAAGGACCTGACCTTCGAGGGCGCGTGGGACACCGACTCGCCGCTGGTGCTGTTCGGCACCGACCCGACGCCGGTCACCGTGGTGGCGCTGATGCCGCAGCTTGGAGCCAACGATGGTTGAGTTCGTGCCCTACCGTCCCGAGCACCTGCGCGGCCTGGTGCCGCCGGACATGGATCCGCGCTATGCCCTGGCGCTCGACAACCCGGGCCTGACCTGGACCGGCTTGGCCGGCCTGCGCGTGATCGGCTGCGCCGGCATCGTCGCCGAAACGGCCTGGCGCGGCACCGCCTGGGCGATTTTCGCCCCCGACGTGCCATGGCGCGCCTGGCCGGCCATCACCGCCCAGGCGGCGACGATCCTCAATCGCGCCCACGCCCGCGGCCTGCACCGCATCGCCATCGACGTCTCGATCGACTTTTATCCGGGGATGGTCTGGGCGCGCAGGCTCGGCTTCGAGCCCGACGGCATCGCCCGCGGCTGGCTCCAGAACGGCGGCGACGCGATTATATATTCCCATTTTTCGCCGCCCTCGCGGGCGGCCGCTGCGCCAGCCCTGCCCGTTCGGCGCGAGCCGACGTGTGAGACGGCGGCATCCGAACATGCCGGGGAGGCCGCCTGATGGCCGCGCTCCCCGCCGCCTTCTGGATCGCCACCGCCGCCGCCACGGCGATCTCGGCCTATGGCTCGATCCAGCAGGGCAACGCCCAGAAGAAGATGGCCGAGGCCAACGCCCAGGCGGCCGAGGCCGACGCCATGGCCGCGCGCAATTCCGCCGCGTTCGAGGAGACGCGCCTGCGCGAGGCGGGCACCGCCCTGCTGTCGAAACAGCGCGCCGGCTATGCCGCCGCTGGCGTGCAGCCCACCGGCTCGCCTCTGCTGGTGGAGGCGAACACCGCCGGGTTGAACGAGCTCGACGCGCTGGCGACGCGTTACTCGGGCTCGGTCGCCGAGGCGCGCGCCCGCTCGCAGGCGGCGCTCGACCGCATGCAGGGCTCGCTGCTGCAGACGGCCAGCCGCTACCAGGCGGCGACCTCGCTTCTCTCTGGCGCCTCCAAGGGCGCCTACTACATGAGCGCTTAAGAAATCCATATGCCGGTAGTTCCTATCTACAACAGGCAAGCGGGAATCCCGACCCAGGGCGGCCAGGCACGCGGCGACGTCGCCGCCGCCGGCGTCGTCGGCGCGACCATCGCCCGCGGCTTCGGCCAGGTTGCCGATGTCACCACGGCGGTGGCCGGCAAGCTGCAGATGGCCGCCGACGAGCAGAAGCTGCAGGAGACGCTGTCGTCCGCCCAGCGCGACCTGCTGACGCTCAAGTTCGGCGCGCTGCAGCCGAAGACGACGACCGACGAGAACGGCAACACGGTCGCCCAGCCGGTCGACTGGAGCGCCGCCCCCGACGCCTTCGTCAAGGACGCCGCCGCGATCCGCGACCGCTACGCCGGCCAGCTCGGCGCCGGCCACGTCGGCCTCGCCTTCAAGAGGCACTTCGACACGCTGTCGACCACCGCCGAGTTCGACGTCCGCACCAAGGCGCGCGAGAACCTGGTCAAGTCGGCCGACGCGCAGAACCTCGACACCCTCGACACGCTGGTGCCGCTCGCCGTGCACGCCGGCAACCCGGTGGCGCGCCAGGCGGCGATCGACCAGGGGACGATGGCGATCGACCGCATGCAGGCGCTCGGCGTCATCGACCCGGTCGAGGCGCAGAAGCGCCAGAAGAAATTCCTCGGCCAGATCGACGAGGCCCAGGTGCTCGGCCGCTTCAACGGCGACGAGAGCGCGGTCAACGGCGCGGTGGCCGAGCTGCAGTCCGGCGCGTATCCCAACCTCGACGCGGTGCAGCAGGAGCGCCTGATCCGCACCGGCCAGACCCGCGCCGACGCGCTCGCCCGCGAGCGCATCGCCTCGGGCGACCGCGCCGAGCGCCAGGCCGCCCTTGCCCTCAGAACGACGCAGGCGAAGAACGAGGCGGCGCTGATCGCCCAGGCGCAGAGCGATCCCAACGCGGTGAGCGAGGTCGACCTCGCCGACAAGGTCGGCCGCCAGGAGATCTCGCCCGAGGGCTTGAACGCGATCCGCGCCGTGCGCGGCCGCGCCCTCTCGGGCGTCGACGATCCGCGCACCGTGGTCGATCTGCAGGACCGCATGCTCAAGGGCGAGGACGTCCACGATGCCGTGCTCGCCGCCACCGGCAACAGCCTGTCGGGCCCGACCGCCGCGTCCATGCTGGCCGAGAACCAGCGCCGCCGCGACGCCGCCGGCAAGGAGGACTGGCACACCGACAACGAGAAGAACGCCTACCAGTACATCGGCACCTATCTCGGCAAGGACAAGCTGGCGTTCTCGTTCGACGAGGACACAGCCCAGCGCCTCGCCGGCGCCCAGCGCGAGTTCATCGCCCGGGTCAAGGACCGCAAGGAGGACCCGTGGACGGTCGCCGACGACATCGTCGCCAAGTACGGCCGCACGGCCACCGCGCCGCCGGCCCTCGGCTACGGCCTCGGCGCGCCCGCGACCGCCGACGACGTCAAGGCGATGGGCACCCGCCTGCGCGCGCTGCGCGACGGCGGCACCATCGCCCAGCCCGACTACGACCGCGAGATGGGCGTGCTCAAGCGCTGGAGCGACATCATCGCCGCGCAGCCGCCGGTGAAACCCAAGTCCGGCCAGGGGGGCCGTTAAGCGATGGCCGCCGACAATAAGCGCCCGGCTCAGGAAGCCGCCGCACCAACCCTTTCTTCGCCGGGTGGAGAAAGCATCCTCAACGATCCGCGCGTCGCGCTCGGCGGCCCGCCGGAGCCCTCGGCGGTGACGATCGACGTCGCCAAGGGGGGGCCGCCGTCGACGCTGCAGAGCCTGGCGACGGACGCCGGCGCCGGCGGCAACGCGCCGCGCCTGATGAAGGCCTCGCTCGACGTGCCCGATCAGGACCTCGGCGCCCGCTACACCGCCGAGCGCGGCCAGGCCCAGGCCCAGGCGGCCAGCCCCGACGCCTGGTTCGACAGCCTCATCTCTCAGCCGGGGACGGCGCCGCCCACCAACCCGTCGTCCCCGGCTGGGTCCGGCGCGCCGTCCGGCGAAACGCCGCCGCAGGACGCCGGCCAGAACAACCAGGGGCGGCTATTCGATCCCAACACCGCCTGGGGCCGCTGGCTCGGGCCCATCGCAGCCGGCGTCGTGCGCTACGGGCCGGTGGCCGACGCGGTCTCGGGCGACCTCGCCCGCGGCGCCATCGAGACGCCGGGCTCGGTGGTGCGCGGGGCGACGACGGCGGTCAACGAAACCGCCAACACCGTCGGCGCGTTCGCCGGCTGGCTCTACGACAACGCCCCGGACGCCATCAAGGGCGGCCCGCTCGACCTGATCGCCGAGATCCGCAAGACCGATCCCGCATTCCAGCCCGGCGACGCCGCCGCGCAGCTGCCGCAGCTGTTCGCCGAGCGCGCCTCGGGCACCGGCAAGACGGTCGAGTTCACCGCCCAGTGGCTGACCTCGCAGGCGCTGGTCGGCAAGGTCAGCAAGGCGCTCGGCGTGCCGGCCGGCACCTACAAGAAGATCCTCGACGCCTTCGGCGCCGGCGCCACCGGCTTCGATCCGCGCGCGCCGCGGCTGTCGAACGTCATCGACGGCGTCGCGCCGAACCCGCTCACCGACTTCCTCAAGGCGAACGCCGACGACCCCGAGCTGCTCGCCCGCCTCAAGGCCGGCCTCGAGACCGCCGGCCTCCAGGCGGCCACCGACGGCGTCCTCAAGGCGTTCCAGGTGCTGCGCGCCGCGCTTCATAACGGCGCCGGGGTGCAACCCGGCGCTGGGACACCCGCCCCAACGGCCGGCGGCGCCGAGGCGGTTCCCTCCGTCGGCTCGGTCCCGAAGGTCATTCCGAAATCGATCATGCTCGAGGGCGACCTTCCGTCGGGGACCGCCGTTTACCACGGCACGAATGTGGATTTCTCAGGCCCTCCTGACCTCGCCCGCGCGGGGGCTGTATCAGGCATCACTAATGAGCCCGCGTTTTGGGTGACAACGTCGCGAGAATCGGCGGGCAAGTTCGCCAAGATGGCGGACGGTGACGTCGTCAAAGAGTTCTCGCTCGATGCCAAAAAAATCAGGTCGGTCGAATACACGTCAAAAGATCTGAGTTCCGGGACCCTCGCCGACATCAAGGCCCGAGAGATAGCCGCGGCAACAAAGGAGGGTGCCGACGCGGTCGTGTTTCGCATGCGCGACGCCAATAAGCTGTTCAATGTGCCTGATGAGATCGCGGTGCTGAACACGCGCGCTCTGGCCGCCCGTTCGACTCCGCCGATCGTGCTCGCTGCCCAGGACAACAGCCAGTTCGCCGACAAGGCGGCGAAGTTCCTCGCCGGCACTGTTCCCGACGCGCCGATCCAGGTCAACCTCGACCGCTTCGACGGGCCCGACCGGATCAAGCAGGCGATCGGCGACCTCTCCAAGCTGCTGCCGCCGGCGAAGTCGATCCCGATGGAGGAGACGCTCGCCCGCGCCCGGGCCCTCGGCCTCGACGTCGGCGACCCAGCATCCCTCGACGCGCGCCAGATCGCCGCCAAGTGGATGCTGGTCCATTCGTCCGCCGCGCAGCTCCCCGAGCTCGGCGCCCGGGCGGCCGCGACCGGGGCGCCCGAGGACATCGCCCGGCTCAACGCCGCGACGCAGATGGCCTACGGCATCCTGCGCGAGGCGAAGGGCCAATCGTCGGACATCGCCCGCGCGCTGCAGATCCACAACGCGCTGCGCAAGTCCGAGCCCGACATGGTCAAGGCGCTGCAGAAGATGATCGACGAGACCGGCGGCAACGCCGTCTCGCTCGACTTCGCCGCCAAGATCGCCTCGCTCAAGGATCCGGCCGAGGTGCAAAGGTTCCTCGAGGAGCTGCCGAAGGCCACGACCCGCGACAAGCTCACCTTCGCGTGGTCGAACATCCTGCTGTCGAATCCCGCCACCCACGTCGCCAACGTCGGCGACACGTCGGTGACGACGCTCTACCAGGTGCCCGAGACCTGGTTCGCCTCCAAGTTCGGCGGCAACGTGGCCGAGGGCGAGGCGACGGCGCGGCTCTACGGCATCGCCAAGGGCTTCAAGGACGGCCTGCGCCTCGCCTGGCGGACGATGCAGACCGGCGAAAGCCGATACCGCATGCCGCAGCGGACGGAGCTGCCGGTCAACGCCAACGCGCCCCTGCCGTCATCGGAGGATCTCCTGACCTCCGGTCCCACGCGGCAGTTCGCCGACTGGCTCAAGATGCTGATGCCGACCCGGCTGATGGCCGCCGGCGACGAGCTGACCAAGACCATGAACTTCCGCGGCGAGGCGGCGGCGCTCGCCTGGCGCAAGGCGGCGATCGACCAGGGCCTCGCCGGCCCCGAGGCCCAGGCCTATGCGACGCAGCTCCTCAACGACATGCCCGACTGGCTGTCGGAGGCGGCCCAGGCCCAGGCGATCAAGGGCACCTACAACCAGCCGCTGGAGGGCTCGGCCAAGTTCTTCGCGCAGATGGTCGATGCCGCCAACATCCCGATCCCCGGCACCGACGTGAAGTTGCCGGTCGGCCGCGTCATCGTTCCGTTCCTGCGCACGCCGGTCAACCTGATGCGCTGGAGCTTCGCCCGCACGCCGCTCGCGTTCCTGTCGCCGTCGGTCATGTCCGACATCGCCGCCGGCGGCGCCGCGCGCGACGCGGCCCTCGCCCGCATCGCCTCGGGCTCCGCCATCATGGCCGCGTTCGCCGACCTGACGCTGTCCGGCCGCGTCAGCGGCGTCGGCCCGAAGGACCCGGCCTTGCGCGCCGACCTCGCCCGCACCGGCTGGCAGCCCTACTCGATCCACGTCGGCGACAGGTGGATCGGCTACAACCGCTCCGGCACCTTCGGCATGCTGATCGGCCTCGCCGCCGACGCCACCGAGCTGCTGACCGGCGTCTACACGCGCCAGAAGGACACCCTCAACATCGACGGCACGCCGGTCGACGATTCGGTCGCCGCCTCGGTGACGATGCCGTTCGCCGGCGCGATCCTGTCGAAGACGTGGATGTCGGGCTTGGCCGGCCTGGTCGACGCCCTGTCGGACCCGACCCGCTACGGCGAGAGCTGGATCCAGCGCACGGTGTCGTCGGTGGTGCCGTCGGGCATCGCCGCGATCGAGCGCGCGGTCGACCCCGAGATCCGCCGCGCCAGCAATTGGCTCGAAGCCATCCAGGCGCGCATCCCCGGCCTGTCGTCGTCGTTGCCGCCGCGTCTCGACCTGTGGGGGCAGCCGATCAAGGACGAGAACGGCCTCTACGGCATCTTCGTGCCGGCGCGCTTCTCCAGCGACAAGGGCACCGCCGCCGACCGCGAGATCGCCCGCATGAAGCTGGAGGCGATGCCGCCGAAGCAGGTGCAGGACTTCTCCCGCGGCGGCGTGTCGCTCCAGATCAAGCTGTCGCCCGAGCAGCAGAACCGTTTGATCGCGCTCGCCGGCAACGAACTCAAGCTGTCGGTCCCGGGCGTCGCCCAGCCGATCGGCGCCCACGATTACCTCGACGCCGTGATCGAGGGCCGCGCCGGAGCGATCTCGCAACGCTACGCCGCCGCCGGCGACGACCTCCGCGGCCAGATCGTCAAGGACGTCATCTCGAGGTTCCGCATGGACGCCAAGGAGAAGCTGATCGCCGGCGATCCCGACCTGCGCGCCCTGATCACCTCGTCGCTGCAATCGAAGGCGCAGCAGCTCCGCGCCCCGCGCCCCGCCGCCGCCCCGGCCGGCGGCGGCTCCGGTAACGCGCCGACGCTGCAATAGGAGGCCCCATGTTCAAGTCGCTGTTCGGAATTGCCGCAGACATCGCCAGGGTCGTCACCGCCCCGGTGGAGATCGCCCTCGACGTCACTCGCTCGGTCACCAAGCCGATCGCCGAGCTGACCGATCAGACGGTGAACGGCATCAAGGAAATCACCACCGGCGGAGACAAGCAATGACCGTCTCGTCCTCGACCAACCGCTGGGCCTACACCGGCGACGGCGTCACCGATACGTTCGCCTACACCAACCGGATCTACGCCTCGACCGATCTCAAGGTCTACGTCAACGCCGTCCTGCAGACGTCGGGCTACAGCGTCAGCGGCATCGACGTCGCCGCCGGCGGCAACGTCGTCTTCACCACGGCCCCGGCGGCCGATGCGGCCATCGTCATCGACCGCGACGTGCCCTACACCCAGCCGACGCTGCTCGAGGATACCGGCAAGTTCCCGGCCGCCAACACCATGGCCGCCATCGACCGCGTCGCGATCCTGACGCAGCAGCTCGACGCCGCGCTTTCGCGCACCCTCCGCTTCCCGGTCACCGACACCGCGCCGATCGACGATCTGCCGTCCTTCGCCACGCGCTTCGGCAAGTATCTCGGCTTCGATTCGGTGACCGGCGCGCCGACGCTGTTCTCCTCCGTCATCGATCTCACCTCGGTCACCGCCGAGGGCGGCAGCGCCGCGCGCGCGCTGACGCAGCACTTCGGCGACATTCTCTCGGTCAAGGACTTCGGCGCCCTCGGCGACGGCGCCACCGACGACACCGCCGCCCTGCAGGCGGCGATCGACTATTGTGACGCCAACGGCCTGCGCCTGATCGTGCCCAAGGGCACCTATCCGACCGGCGCGCTGACCGTCGACGGGGCGATGCACCTCGAGCTGCTCAAAGGCGCGACGCTCAAGGCCAAAAGCACCCTCAACGGCAACCTGATCGCCGTCGCCGGATCGAACGTGCGGATCTCCGGCCCCGGCACGATCGACGGCAACCGCGCCAATGTCACCGCCAGCACCGGCATCGGCGTCAGCACCGGCTCGTCGGACGTGACGATCGAGGACCTGACGATCACGAGCTGCAAGGGCCGCGGCATCTATGCGTCCGACAACTGCCCGCGCCTGATCGTGCGGCGCAATTATATCACCGACGTCTCCAGCGACGGCGCCTTCCTGCAGCTTGCCACGAATCAAAGCGTGCATGGCGTGCGCGTCGAGGACAACGTCGTCGACCGCTCGGCCGAGGCCGCCGCGACCATCGCCGGCGAGGGCCTGAAGATCTGGGGCGGCACCAGCAGCAACGTCCTGATCGGCCCCGTCATCCGCGGCAACCGGGTGCGCTACCCGGCCTCGACGACCACCGGCACGCTGTGCATCGAGATCTGGTTCTCGAAGAACGCCTCCGTCTCCGGCAACGTGGCGATCGGCGGCACCTACGGCATCAGCCACGCCCAGGTCCACGACAGCGTCATCACCAACAGCGTCTGCCAGGGCCAGAGCTTCATCGGCCTGGAGCTGGCGGGCTCGCAGCGCAACGTCGTCAACGGCGTGTTCTGCGACGGCGCGCAGATCGGCGCCAACATCGGCATCTCGATCAGCGCCGCCAGCGGCGTTAATCCGACCAACAACGTCGTCACCGGCGTGTCGTGCAAGGACGTCGGCCGTGCGCTCTACGCCGTGTCCGCCAACGGCCTCGTCGTCGACGGGCTCGACGGCAAGGCCTATTCGAGCAGCGGCTCGGCCGATTACTACTACGTCACCCTGGCGAGCACGCTCGGCTTCTCCCTCGCCAATATGTATCTCGACGGCAACAGCGTCGGCAACAAGGGCATCTTCCTCGACACCAGCTACAAGGGCACGATCGCCGGCGTCTACGCTCGCGACTGGACGCAGCATTCGATCCTGCTCTATGCGGCTTCGGCGGTGACGATCGACGAGATCGCCATCTCGGGCTGCGATCTCCTCAACATCGGCGTCACGGTCAGCGGCGGCGCGACCCTCGGCGCCAATATCCGCGCCGTCGGCAACCGCGTCGGCAGCGGCAACGCCTATTCCTGCGACTTCTACGATTACCTGAATTTCCTCACCGTGCAGGTCGGCACCGTCGACCCCGAGGGCGATATCTACGCCGGTCCCGGCTCGCTCTACATCAAAAAGGGCGGCGGCCAGGGCCGGCAGCTCTACATCAAGGAAAGCGGCGGCACCATCCTCGCCGGCGGCACCAACACCGGATGGCGGCCGCTGGAGCTGGCCCATTCCGCCCGTATCCGCCTGTTCGACGACTTCCTCGGCGACACCCTCGACGCCAAATGGGGCAGCCAATCCGGCACCGACCCGCAGGTGGTCGCGCCGGCGTTCAACGCCCAGACGGGTGGCGCCATGCGCATGACCACCGGCGACGACGCCGCCGGCGATATGGCGACCAACGGCGTGCAGCTCGAGCAGGCGCTGGTGTGGCGCTGCGCCAACGGCAAGCTGGTGCTGGAGGCGCGCGTCAAGATGGACGCCATCACCAACGTGGCGGTGTTCGTCGGCTTCACCGACCAGGTCGGCACGCTGGAAATGCCGTTCACGCTGGCGGCGGCCGACGCGCTGACCTCGAACGCGACCGACGCGGTCGGCGTCCTGTTCGACACCAACGCCGCCACCGACAACTGGTGGCTGGTCGGCGTCGCCAACGACGTCGACGCCACCAAGCAGAACGCGGGCACCGCGCCGACGGCGGCGACCTACGAGACCTGGCGGATCGAGATCTCGACCGCGGGCGCGGCGACCTTCTGGCGCAACAACGCCGTGGTCGGCACGGCGATGGCGGCCGCGGTGCGCAACAGCGTCGACCTCACGCCCGTCGTTGCCGCCTTCTCGCGTTCGACGGCGAGCCGCGTCGTCGACGTCGATTTCCTCGACGTGCAGGCGGTGCGCTAGTGGATCAGCGGAAGATGAGGAACGCGAGCCCGCACCAGACGAGAACGCAGGCGATCAGGATCGCGAGGCCCGGCGACTTCCAGCCGTCCGGGTTGTCGGGCTCGTCATGGTCGTTCGCGATCAGCATGGCATCCTCTCGTGGGTGGCCGTGCGGGACGATAGCAGGATTTCCGTGACCGGCGCACCCCGGGCGCCGCGCAAACGACGCCCGGGGCACTTCCACAACCCACCTGGCTAGAGGTGAGCATGGCGACAAAAGGATATCCCGCAAAGGTTAACGGGGTGGGGGCGTGATGGAGACAATCGACCACGAGGCCCGGAGCATGGCAAAGGAAGCGCTCATCCGCCAGACGACCCACGAGAAGCGCTGCGAGGAGCGCATGGGGGAGATCCGCGACTTCCACAAGGACATCAAGAAGCTGCTCGCCGCGGCGGTGCTGCTGCTCCTGACCACCTTGCTGGCGGTGACCGCCTACCTGTTCTGCCGCGCCATAGGGTGGGTGTGATGGCGTTCGACCGCCGCCTGCTCGAGGCCGATCTGATCCGCGACGAAGGGCTGCGGCTCAAGCCCTACGTCGACACCGTCGGCAGGCTGACCATCGGCGTCGGCCGCAACCTGACCGACGTCGGCGTCTCGGAATCGGAGGCGCGGATCCTGCTCGGCAACGACATCGACGCGGTCGCGGCCCAGCTCGGCCGCGCGCTGCCGTGGTGGGCCGGGCTGTCGGAGGCGCGCCAGCGGGCGCTGGTCAACATGGGCTTCATGGGCGTGCCGAAGCTGCTGGAGTTCCGCCGCATGCTGGCGGCGCTGCAGGCGGGCGACTGGGCCGAGGCCGCGCGCCAGGCGCTCGACAGCCGATGGGCGCAGCAGGTCGGCTCGCGCGCGCACCGCGTCGCGGCCCTGATCGAGGAGGGTTAGATGTTCGGGATCGACGACATCGTCGGCGTGGGGCTCAAGATCATCGACAAGGTCATCCCCGACCCGGCGCAGCGCGACGCGGCCAAGCTCGAGCTGATGAAGCAGCAGCAGGCCGGCGCGCTCGACGAGATGAAGACGTCGCTGTCGGCCATCATCACCGAGGGCGCGTCGGCCGACCCGTGGACCAGCCGCGCCCGGCCGACCTTCCTCTACATCATGTACGGCGTCATCCTGCTGGCGTTCTCCGGCGGCATCATCGGCATCTGGTTCCCGGCCCAGGTGGCGCAGGCGGCCGACAACATCGCCAAGCTGCTCGCCGCGATCCCCGACAGCCTGTGGTGGCTGTTCGGCGCCGGCTACCTCGGCTACACCGGCGCGCGCTCGTTCGACAAGTGGCGCGGCGCGGACGATCCCGGCCGCTAGGCGCTCACGCCAGGAGCCGCTCCAGGCAGCGCCGCGCGGCGGCGATCGCCTTGGCGCGCTTGCCGCCGTCGGCGCGGCGGGCGAGGGCGAGGCACGCCGCCGCGGCGTCGATCAGCTCGGCGGCGGGGATCCGGTCGACGGCCTCGTCGAGGCCGTCGGGCGGAGGTTGCGGTGGATCGGACGTCGACATGGGGCACCCTGTGCTGGTGCCGCTTCCCGCCTCTGACGGACGGCTCGAACGGTCGTTTTTTTGCCGCGATAAACGCACAGCCTAGCACCGCGCGCCGCGCGGATCACGGGCGCGTGAGCGGTGTTTCCCTCAAATGCGGCGGATGACTTTCGCCGCGGAAACCATCGGCGGATTCCGGGAGAAGGCGGGAGAAGGCGGCGGGGGAGTTGGAACGGCCGTTGATCCGGCCCACTTGGGCGCGAACTCAAAATCTGTTGCCCGCAAGGGCGTGCTGGTTCGATTCCGGCCAGGGGCACCAGCTTACGCATCAACGAGTTAGACCGGATGCGGAGCGACGGAACAAAGCGGGAATTCCAACTCCGTTCCAACTTTCTTCCGACTAGACGATGCGTGGCCCGAGTTTCGCGCTCCCGGCCATCATATCGTCGAATTCGTCAGCCGACACGAACGTGTGCCCGATGCTCCGCGCCTGAAACGGTGCGACGCTGACGGTCAGCAGCCGCGCAAGGTCGTAGTCCCGGCGGGCGGTTGCCTCGGCGAGCTCGCGCGCGGTCGCGATATCCGGTGCGTGGCAGCCGCCAACGCCGACACAGGTGCGCCCGCGGCGCGACACGTAGGTCACCGTCCATTCCCAGCGCGGCAGGTCTTCGATGCGCGCCCTCACTCTCCGCGCTCCGCCTTGATGCGCTTCTTGAACGCGCCCTCGGCCAGCTTCGTCGAGCGCACGAAGTAGCGCTCGAGGATGTGCTCGATCTGGGCGAGGCTGTGGCCGGTGATCGAGGCGATCTGCTCGGTGGTGCTGCCGGCGATCGCGTTGCGCGACACCGCGGTGTGGCGCAGATGCATGAAGTCGAGGTCCATCATGCGCACACCCTCGTCGTCGATGTCGAGGCCCTCGTCGTGCTTGAAGAACGGCACGCCGCCGACGCCGCGCGCGGCGTCGCCCTTGGCCGCGGCCGCGCGGATCGCGCCGAACACCTGACGGAAGTAGTGCTGGTTCCACGGCTTGCCGGTCGCCTCGCAGACGAGCAGCGTGGTCGCCGCGAGGTTGTCGCCGTCGGCGCGCGTGCTGTTGCGCGCCGCCTCCTGCTCGAGGCGCGTCATCAGCTCCGGCACGAGGTGGATCGGCAGCAGCACCCGCGCGCCGGTCTTGCGCTGCGTCACCGCCAGCGCGCCGTTGCGGAACCGCGCCTTCGGCAGCATCAGGATGTCGGCCTGGCGTTGCCCGGCCCACTCGTTGAGCATCACCGCGGTGCCGACCGAGAACCAGCCCAGCTCGTCGGCCGTGCGCACGAAATGCTTCACCGCCGCCGCCGGCCAGACGACGGCGGGCTCGCGCGCGTCGCGGATGGTGATGTCGCGGCCCGGATTGGCGTGGGCGTAGCCGTGGGCGATGCCCCACTTCCACAAGAGCCGCGCGGTGCGCACCATAGTGTTCGCCTGCGCCGGCGTGTTGAGCACGCGCGGATCCGCCTCGGGGTCCTTCCAGTAGAGCTCCTCGTAGAACTGCCGCAAGTCGTTGGTGGCGACGCGGCCGACCGGCGTGTCCTCGGCCCAGGTCTCGATCAGCTTGAGCGCCTGGCGGTAGACGCGGCGGGTGGAGTCGCGCAGGTCGCGGAACTCGTGGCCGGCGAGATAGGCGTGGATCATCGCGGTGACGGTGCCGGCCTTGACCTGTGGCGCCTTCGCCATCTCGCCCGCGCGCCAGGCGTCGAGTTCGGCGTTGAGCGCCTCGGCCTTGGCCTCGGCGGCGGCGCGTTCGGACGGCAGCCGCACCGGCGGCCAGCCCTTGTCGCGCAGCTCCTTGTTGGGCTGCCAGTAGAAGAGCTCGGTGCCGCCCGCGCCCTGTTTGACGACGAAGTAACGGATTTTATTTCGCGGCATCAGAATGGAATCTCCGGTAGCTCCGCAAGGCGCGCCCGTTCCCGCTTGGTGAGCGCGACATCGACATCGCAGCCCCAGACTTCCATCTTCTTTCCTGTGGTGCGGTTCGTGCGCCAGCGTTTGTGCGCGTTTTCCTTGGCGACGAGCCACGGACCCGGGCCACCTTCTACGCATCGAAAGACGTCACCCTTTCGGATGTCCCGCATCTCGACGGACTCGATACCCTTAGCGGTTCGCCGTTCCATCAATCCTCTCCCGTCCGCCACCACAGCGCAAGCCCCGGCGCGCGGCTCATGCCGCCGGTGTACGCCGGGTGGCGGCCCTCAACGACCTTTCCCCGCTCGGCGAGCAGCGCGCGGAACGCGGCCTGATCGGCGGCGGCGACGGCGGCGAGGAAAGCGTGGCGGGCGTCGTAGACCTCGATCCGTCCGGCGACCATCTTGGTCATGTAGGCCCGGTCGGCGAGCGGCTGCAGCCGCTCGCGCTGCTGGCGCTCGGATTCCGGCAGCAGCCGCAGGAGCTCCTCGAGCCGCGCCCGCTCGCGCGCGGCGTGGGCCTTGAGCAGCGCCGTGCGTCGCGACGCCGGGTCCCATTGGCGCGCCCGCGCCTCGATCCGCGCGATCGACTTCGCGGCGGCGTTGATCGAGATCCTCACGTGCGCGACGCTCATGCCTTCCCCGCCAGTTTCTTCGCCCGCGCCTTGAGCCCGGCGCCGAAGTCGAGCACCGCCGGGTCCGTCGTCATCCGCGCCGACGCCGGGAGCTGCGCGTCCTTCCACGCGTCGATCGCGCGGATGTCCCACCGGTTGCCGCAGCCGGCGAGCGGCTTGGGGAAGCCGTGCTCGGCCTCGAGCGCGGCGCGGTTGGCGTAGAACCATTCGACGTCGTGGCCGAGCTCGATCGCCACCTGGGCGGCGGTCAGCGCCGGTCGCGCGGGCTGGTAGTCCGTCATCGCACGCACAGCCGCTGCATCGCGTCGGCGAGCGCGGGCGGCGCGTCGAGCCAGCGCCCGTCGCCGTCGTGCTGCTCGCCGAGGGCGTGGCGGCCGATCTCGTGGGCGAGATAGGCGACGAACGCCGCCTGGGTCGTGCCCGCCGGAAGATAGGCGGTGCAGGTGTCGTAGTCGAAGAACGCGGCCGCGTTGCGGCTGCCGACGCGGCTGCCGGGCTTCGCCGCCGCGGCGGCGATCCACTCCGGCGGCATCACCCTGACGGTGACGGTCAGCCCGGCGAGCGGGCGCGGCCGCTCGGGGGCGGCGCACGCCGCCAGCAGCGCGACGGCCGCCAGCCCGGCGAGGAACGGCGCCGCCGCGCGCGCCCGCGCCGTCATCACGCTAGCCTCCGCGACGGCGTGCTCGCCGCCATATGGACGCCGAGCCGCGAGTAACCGGCGATGCGGGCGTCGCGGCCCCAGGCGTTGGCGAGCCACGTCAGCCAGCGGCGGAAGCGGCCGGTCTTGCGCGCGGGGATCATCGGTGCGCCGCGAAGCCGGTGGCGACACCGGACTTCTGCGCCTCGATGAACGCGTCGCCGTTAAGCTCGTCGGCCTTCGCGCGCGCCGCCTCGCGGGTCGGGAAATGCGCCACGTCGCGGTTGTCGAAGGTGTCGACCGCCACGTAGTCCTCGCGGCGCGTGCCGTCGGCGCGCACCGTCATCGTGTACATCGGCACGAAGTAATGGTTACGGCTCACTCTCGCCTCCCTCGGCCCGGAAGGGGCCAACGAGGCGCGACTGTAACCGAATTGGTTATGCCGTGTCAAATCTGTGTAGCCGTTGTGGCTACGGCCGGAGCGGAGCCTTACCCGTTCCGGTCACGCGCTCCCGGAGCGCTCGGCTCATTCCGGCGTGATCGCCATCACGACGACGCCGACGATCTCTGCGGTGTCGTCGGCGCCGGCGCGGTAGGGCACCTCGGCCAGCGCGTCCAACGCGGCGCGGTACTGCGCCGTGCGCTCGCTGACGCCGCGCCCGGCCTCGCGCTTGACCACCACCACCGCCGGCACGCGGCGGTTGTTGGAGCGCGTCGCCACGGTGACGTCGCCGGCGATCGAGCGGTCGAGGATGCCGACCAGCACGTCGGTGACGCGGCCCTCGCCCCGCGCGTGCTCGCCCAAGGTGGTGTCGACCGCGCGCACCAGCACCTTGTCGCCCGCGCGCAGCGGCCGCGCCAGAGCGTCGAGCGGACGCACGAAAAGCAGCGAATGGACGGGATAAAGCCGGTCGGCGCTGTCGTCGACGACCTGCGCCGCTTCGCACGATCCGGCGTCGGTCAGGATCGGCGGCGCGGCGATGCGTTCGCCGAGCGCGACGGCGCCTCCGGCGTCCGCGCCGGCCGCGCGCACGTAATGAACCAGCTCGAGGGTCGGGCCGCCGCCCATCAGCTCGATCGGATCGCATTCGAGCGCGCGTGCGAGTCGCTCGGCCCATTCCGGCGTCATCTTGCGCTGGCGCGTCTCCAGTCGCTGGACCTGGATCGCGCTCGTCTCCGCCCCCTGCGCCACCTGGGCGAGCGACAGGCCGCGCCGCTTCCGCAGGCGCAGCAGCGGCGTCGGCGCGGCCGGAGGGCGCGGCGGCGCGGGCGGCGAAGGCTTTTTCGGCGGGCGGGTCATAGCCCGCACACTCACCGGAAAGGTGATCTCGCCCAATTTCTGTTCTGGATAAATCACGGGGTTGATCTTTAACCAGATTGGTTATATGAAATAGCCCTACCGGTAGCGGCTCGCCTCGCCGACGCCACAAGATGAGGGGATTTCGTGAAACTCTTCGCCTTCACCAAAGCGCAGAACAAGACCAAGAGCGAGGCCGCCTCCGAGCTTGGCCTCAAGCCGCAGGTGTTCGGCCGCTACGGCTCCCGGGTGCCGCGCAAGAAGATCGTCGAGCGCATCTACGCGTGGTCCGGCGGTCGCGTGCAGCCCAACGATTTCTACGATCTTCCGCCGCTGACCGTGGGTCGCGTCGCGAAGGCCGGCGCGTCGTCTGCAACGAACGCGCGCCAAACTCGCCGCCCCTCGCGCTCCGCCTCCCGGATCGCGAAGGGCGGCGGCTCTTCGGCGGCGCGGCGAGCGGCCGCCCGGCGCGGATAGGAGGCGCAGGGTGGGGGCCAAGCCGAAACACTGGATCGTGATCTTCTGCCGCACCGGCGAGGTGGCCGCCCTGCCCCACGACCGCCGCATCACCGCCCTGCGCCACGCCGACGAGCACTTCAAGCCGCGCTACTTCGGCAACGTCCTGGTCAAGAACGAGGCCACGTTCGAGACCTGGGAGCGGCGGGGCATCACCTGGATGAAGCTCCGCGCGCCGCGCCCGCGCAAGCTCAAGAGGGCGGCGTGATGACGCGGATCGTTCTCGCCGTTCTGCAGCGCCTCACGCGGCGGCGCCCCGATTTCGTCGTCGGCGGCCATGACAATCCCTATCTCATGCGCTGGTTCATCATTCCCCGCAATCCGGTCTTCAACATCTATTTCCATTTTTTCCTGCGCGATGACGACGACCGCGCGCTCCACGATCACCCGTGGTTCAACATGAGCCTGCTGCTGCAGGGCTCCTACATCGAACACACCATTCGCGCAGGCGGCGTTCACGTCGAGACGTTGCGCCGCGCGGGTACATTCAAATTTCGGTCACCATGGGCTGCGCACCGCATCGCATTGATCGACGGCAAGCCGTGCTCGACGCTGTTCATCACCGGGCCGAAGATTCGCGCCTGGGGCTTTCATTGTCCGCGCGGCTGGGTGCACTGGGAAAAGTTCACCAACCCGTGCGATCGCGGCGCAACGGTCGGCCGAGGCTGTGGAGATCTCGCATGACCGCCGCGCTCGACACGCCGCCGATCCGTCATCGCCTGCCGAATCGGCGCGTCGGCGAAGTGCGCGTCATCGCGTTCGCCCACGACGATCACGCCCAGCCGCGCCGGTTGTACATCACCGCCAACTACGATCCGACCGACGCCGCCGCGCCGCGCGTGCTCGAGGTCTTCCTGCGCGGCAAGTCGAAGGTCGGCACCGAGTCCGACTTCCTCTACGACGACATCGCCGTGCTGCTGTCGACGTCGCTGCAGTACGGCCTCACGCCGCGCGGCATCCGCAACCACCTTGGCGCCGCCGACAGCGACGGCCGCGCCAAGTCGCTGATCGCCGCCGTGGTCGACGAGCTGATCGTCATCCAGGACGAGCTGGTCGATGCCTGGCGCGCGTCGCTCGGTCTGCCGCTGCTCCATCCCCAACCGGAGGCCGCGCCATGAATCCCGCCGAGCCGTCCGCCACGCCGACCGCGCTCGCGGGGCTCGCCGCGTTCGTCAACAAGGCGCGCCCCGGCGACTGCCATTTGATCGGCGCGCCGATGATCCAGTGGCTGGAAGGCTATCGCTTCGCCGCTGAGACCGAATTTTCGCGGAACGGAGCCGAATCGCCCCGGTTTCACGTGGAACGCCCGCCGCGCGCGAACGAACGCTGGACCCACGCCGAGATCAAGTTCCTCGACATGGCGTGGCCGTCGACGCTGCCCGCTTCCATCATCGCCGCGCTGCTCGCGCGGCCGCTGGTTGCGGTGCGCCGCGCCGCGCACCTGCTTCGGCTTAAGCGCGCGGGCGCGGGCGCTCCGGCGCGCAGCGAAAGGAGTGCCGCCCATGCGTAGGCATTACGACGACGATCCGTTCGGGTCGCCCTACGAGCCGCTGACGCCGGCGCAGATCCTCGTCGCCGGCATCATCGTCGCGCTCGGCCTGCTGATGCTGGTGCCGATCGTCCTGATCGGCGGGACGATCCTCGCGCGCTTCGTGTTCGCGCTTCCCGACATCGTCGCCATGCTCGGGGGCGCGTGATGGCGACCGAGTTCACCCACGGCCGCGGCCCGCGCCACGCCGTCCGCACCGTGCAGGGCCAGCTCGCCCGCGGCGGCCCGGTGTCGCGCGGCTTCGACGGCCGCGTGCCGCTCGCCGAGCCGGAGACGCGCGGCGCGCCGACCGACCCCGAGCGCCTCGCCGAGCGCGCCTGCGAGCGCTTCATGGCATCATGCCTCTACCGAAAAACGAGCGGGCGGTGACCCGGTTGGTCGAGATATCCGAAGTCGTCGGCGGCTTGCGGGCCCGCATCGAGGCCCTGGCGCAGGAGCTGCTGCCGGCCGGCCGCCGCGAGGGTGACGAATGGGTCGACGCGCGCCGCGCCCAGGGCGGCCTCGGCGACAGCATGAAGGTCAAGATCCGCGGCGCGGGCGCCGGAACCTGGGGCCACTTCGCCGCGGGCAAGGGCGGCGACGCGCTCGACCTGATCGCCTACGTGAATTTCGGCGGCGACAAGAAAGCGGCCTGGCGGTGGGCGATGAACTGGCTCGGCCTCGACACGTCGCGGCCGGTGCCCCAGGCACAGCGTCCCGTGCCGTCGCCCGCGCCCGCGCGCACCGACGACGCCGCCGATCATCGTCGCGACGTCGGCTTCAAGCTCTGGCTCGAGGCCCGCGAGGGGCTCGCCGGCACGCCGGTCGAACGCTACCTCGGCGGGCGCGGCATCGCGCTGTCGGCGCTGGCGCGGCCGCCCTCGGCGCTGCGCTTCCATCCGCGCCTGCCGTACTGGGACCCGCCCGACCGCGACGGCGCGCGGCCGATCCTGCGCGGCCACTATCCGGCGATGGTGGCGCTGGTCGCGGGCGAGCCCTCGGCCCGCGCCGGACACTTCGTGGCGCTGCACAAGACCTACCTCGCCGTTCGCGACGACGGGCGCGTGACCAAGGCCGACGTGCCGAAGCCGAAGATGGTCTACGGCCGCATGAAGGGCGGCAGCATCCGCCTCGCGCGCGGCGCGTCGGGGAAGGGCTTCAACGCCGCGCCCGCGGGCGACGTCGTCGCCATCACCGAGGGGATCGAGGACGCGCTGACGGTGGCGCTCGCCGCACCCGAGCTCCGCGTCGTCGCCGCGGTGTCGCTCGCCAACATGCGCAACGTCTGGCTGCCGCCGAACGTCGCCGAGGTCATCCTCGTCGCCGACAACGACGGCGCCAACGAGGTCGCCGCCAAGGCGCTGCAGATGGCGGCGCTCGCGCACCACCATGCCGGCCGCCGCGTGCGCATCGCCCGCCCCGCCGCGGGCGTCAAGGACGTCAACGAACTGCTGACACGGGGGAACGTGGCGTGAGCGATAAGACCAAGATCGAATGGACCGACGCGACGTGGAATCCCGTCGTTGGGTGTTCCATCGTGAGCCCCGGCTGCACGAACTGCTACGCGATGAAAGCAGCGTGGCGCCATCAATTGCAGATGGTCGGTAGAGGCGGCAGCCCATATCTCGGCACGACCATGCTGGCGGGAAAGGACCATCGGCCGGTCTGGTCGGGAACGGTGAAATTCAATGAGGGCGTGCTCGATCGGCCGCTTCGGTGGAGTCGTCCGCGACGCATCTTCGTGAACAGCATGAGCGACCTGTTCCACGACTCGGTGCCTGACGAGTGGATCGACAAGGTCTTCGCCGTCATGGCACTGGCGTCGCGGCACACGTTCCAGGTGTTGACGAAACGCGCCGAGCGGATGCGGGCCTACTGCTCCAACATCCAGAAGCATGGGCGATGGCTTGCGATGGAAGAGATCGCCTTGCGGATGGGCTATGAGCCGCGCGGGCGCCACAACGACGGCTTCGATTGGCTCGCCCATCACCAGTTCTTACCCAACGTCTGGCTTGGCGTCTCGGTCGAGGACCAGGCCCGCGCCGTCGAGCGCATCCCGCACCTGCTCGCCACGCCGGCGGCCGTGCGCTTCATCTCGGCCGAGCCGCTGCTCGGGCCGCTCGATCTCTTCGCAGGGGCCAAGTTCAATCTGAACGGTCTCCTTGTGGGTGAGCAGATCGACTGGGTCATCGCCGGCGGCGAGAGCGGCCCCAACGCGCGGCCGATGCACCCGGACTGGGTGCGCTCACTGCGCGACCAATGCGCCGCCGCGGGGGTGTCTTTCTTCTTCAAGCAGTGGGGTGAGTGGGCGCCGAGCGCGAACGTCGATCCCGCCGATCGGGGTGGCCACCATGTCGCGACGGTTCTGCGCGATGGCCGCGTGCGTGAATGGCAGCCGGATTTCCCGGAATCTCGCCTGATCGACACCTCCATGATGGCAATGCTGCGCGTCGGCAAGAAGGCCGCCGGCGCGCTCCTCGACGGCAAAGAGCATCGGGAGTTCCCGCGTTGACCGACCCCCTCGCGCCCGTGCGTCTCACCGTCGTCGGCGCCAAGCCGTTCACGCCCGCGCCGGAGACGAAGGCCGCGCCCGAGGATGCGCCGCCGAAGAAGAAAGGCTCCGGCGGCGGCATGGAGGAGCTGCCCGCGGACTGCCCCGTGGTGCCGCTCGGCGTCGCCGGCGACATCAACTTTTATTTGGACGCCACCGGCCAATACCGCGAGCTCCACTTCCGCGAGCATTCGCGCAACGGCATCATCTCGCTGTTCGGCCCGTTCACGAACATGCCCTACGACTACTGGGGCCGCACCAACAAGAAGGGCGAGGACAACGGCTTCGAGGTCGATCGCGCCGCCAACGCGCTGATGGGCGCGTGCGCCGCCGCCGGGCCGTGGAACCCGCTGTCGAAGATCCGCGGCGCCGGCGCCTGGCGCGGCGAGCGCGGCGAGCTGATCCTCCATTGCGGCGATTCGGTCTACATCAGCCCGGCGCCGTCCTCGGGCCGCGAGGCTTCCGACGGCAAGTGGGACCGCCCCGGCGTCGTCGACGGCTATGTCTACCCGGCCGCGCCGCCGATGCCGCGCTTCGCGCCCGTGCGCGTGGCGGCCGATGCCGACGGCCCGGCCGCGGCGCTGCTGGAGGCGATCAAGAGCTGGAACTTCCAGCGCGGCGAGATCGACGCCATCCTGCATTTGGGCTGGATCGGCTCGGCGATCATCTCCGGCGCCCTCGACTGGCGCTCGATCGAGTTCCTCACCGGCGGCCCCGGCACCGGCAAGTCGACGCTGCTCGAGCTCACCGGCCATCTCATGGGCGACGGCATGCTGTCGACCAGCGACCCGTCGGCCGCGTCGATCTGGCAGACCGTCGGCTACGCGACGCTGCCGATCCGCATCGACGAGTTCGAGGGCGACGGCGACAACCGCCAGCAGATCAACGTCATCAAGCTCGCGCGCCAGGCGGCGTCCGGCGGCCTCGTCATGCGCGGTTCGAACGACCACAAGGCGGTCCACTTCCGCGTCCGCTCGTCGTTCCTGTTCTCCGCCGTCGACCCGCCCCCGCTGCAGCCGCAGGATTACCAGCGCATGGCGATCCTCGAGCTCAAGCCGCTCGCCGCCGGCGCCAAGGAGCCCAAGCTCGACCCGCAGACCCTCCGCCTCGCCGGGCACCAGCTCCGCCGCCGCATGGTCGACGGCTGGATGCGCTTCGAGCACGTGCTGGAGAACTTCAAGACCGCGCTCGCCGCCCACGGCCACACCGCGCGCGGCCGCGCGACGTTCGGCACGCTGCTGGCGTGCGCGTTCATCCTGCTGTCCGACGACGTGCCCGACGTCGACGAGTGCGAGGCGTGGGCGGGCAAGCTCGCCGCCGGCGATCTCATGGAGCTGTCCGACGCCGGCAGCGCCCAGGAGAACCTGATGGCGTGGCTCACCTCGTCGAAGGTCGACCCGTATCGCCGCGGCGAGCAGAAGTCGGTCGGCGAGATCCTGCGCATGGCCGCCGGGCAGGTCGACCGCGGCGAAGGCCAGGAGTGGGCGCTGCGGGCCCTGACCAAGATCGGCATCAAGCTCAAGCTGCCGGCGCGCGATCGCGTCGGCGTCGATCGGCCGTGGCTCATCGTCGCCAATAACCATCGCGCGCTCCACGAGCTGTTCGAGGGCAGCGACTGGGGCGGCCGCGCCGGCAAGACCGGCGCCTGGGTGCGCCACCTGCGCCGCATCCCTGGCGCCCGCTTCGGCAAGATGGCCGACGAGCACGGGCGCCTCCGCGACTACAACCGGCCGGAGTGGATGGACGGCCAGAACTACAAGGGCACCTGGCTGCCCTACGACACGCTGTTCGCGCCGATCCCCGACGACGAGCGCGACCGCGCCCCGGGCCTCGACTTCGACGCGCTCAACCGGGGCATGGTGTGAACGGACCGTAGATGCGCGCCCAATTCCACGCTTCCTCTCGCTCTCTGCATCGCCGCCCTTAAGGCCCGACTCACCGAGAAGGAACAGGAACGATGACCGAGCAGAGCATAGAGGCGCTGGAGTTGCGCTACCACTCGGCCATGCCGGGCTGGTGCAGGATCATCGGCCTCAAGATCAAAGCGATTCCAGAATGTGAAGGCGGCGGCTTCGCCATCGTACAACCCCAAGCCGAAGCGATCTGCGCCGCTCTCGCCGCCCCCGCGCCGCCAAACGAGAAGGAACTTGCAATGCTGACCGACGCCCAAGTCAAGCACATGGTCGATCGCTTCCTGTGCTGGAAGCTGCCTAAGCCCTGGAATCCTGACGGTGGGATCAGCTACCAGCGCCCGAACTACATGCATCCTCCTGCGGATCACGACTGGCCAGTAGGGACCAATCTGTTCGACGCCATTCAGGCGGAGGCGATGGTCAGACACATGATCGAGGGAATGCCGTCCACCGCCCCCGCGCAAGCGCCGACGCAGGCGGGGGAGTGCTTTGAGTGCGGCACGAAATTGGAGCGGACCATCATCTGCCCGAAGTGCGCTGTAGCCCCCGCCAGCCCGGCACCCACGCGAGAGGGAGAGCCGAGCGAGTTGGAGCAAACGGCAGTAATGCTCGAAACTTACGCGCCGCAGATTTTCCCCGAAGTCAACGAACAGGGGCAGAAAGACTTTGGCCGCGTGGTCATGGAGAGCGCAGCGGAATCAATCCGCACTCATCTGGCCGCCCTCACCCCCTCGCCCGACGCGGCGGCGCTGCGGGAGAGGGCGGAGAAGCGGATCGCAGAATACGAGAAATACGAGACGATCGCGCCGCCAAGTGCTGATCATCGCCTGATCCGCGACCTCCTCGCGGCGCTGAAGGCCCGCGCACCCACGCCTCCGGCCGAGGCGGGAGAGGGGCTGTCCGACATGGAAACGTGGATTCGCAAGCTCCAGTGCCCCAAGTGCGCTTGCTACGGCTATGAGGTCGGATGCGGGCGGGATTGTGAGTTTCGCGTGAAGGATTGGCGAGCGGAATACAAGGCCCTCGCGGCCAAGGAGCGGACCAATGGTTGAGCGGAAGCGCAAGCCAGCCGTGAAGCCGATGAAGATGGGGGCGGTTGTTCGTGACAGCGCAGTCCCGACGGCCCTCTCCACCGATGGAGCGAAGTCGTGACGGACACTATGAGCCCGCGATATCGTCTGTTTGAGGTGGAGGTCGCCGGTTTCCCGCCCGCGACGTATAGCGCACTCTCGCGCAGCAAGGCGCTTTATCAGTGCTACCTCCGGTTCAGTGAGCCGTGGCCCTGCTCCTTCCGTGAGTTTTTGGCGAAGACGAAATGCCGCGCCACGACCATGCCAGCGGATGATGGTTATGGGTACGTGCGCCGCACCTACGGCGTCGATCCGCGAATCGGCCAGCGGTGCCGCCTCAAGAACGAAGGCCCATCGACGGGACTTGAGGGCGAGGTGGTCTATCCAGGCAAAAGCACCGCTCACGTCCATGTGGTGATCGACGGCCGGGACTTTGCGGTGAACGTCCATCCCATGAACATCGAGCTTTTGGGGAACGCTGCATGACCGTGACCGACAACACCGACGAGCTGGCCGCGCTACAGCGAAAATATAAGGTGACCGACAGTCTGCTCAAAACGACGTTCGATATGTGCGTGAAACGCGATGGAGAAATTATGGAACAGGCCGCCCGTATCGACGCCCTCACGGCACGGGTGGAAGAACTGGAATCGGACAACGAACGGCTAACGAACGCGCGTGAAAACTACTGGCGGGACGCCGAGGCACAGCGCCTAAAGGCCGAATCCGCCGAACGGGAGCGCGACGAGGTCCGGAGGGAGTGCGAGCGGTTGCGGAGGGTGGCTGAGGCGGCGCTCACGATAGGCTACTTCACCGGGCCGGATGAGTTTCGCGGCGACTGCGTCACCAAGAGCAAGACCGTGGATCGCAAGACCGCCTATGACTGGAACGATGCGCTGAATGCCTTTCTTAAGCAGAAAGCCGCTCTCCCCCAGGGGAGCGCCACCCAACCCAAGGACACCACCCATGACTGAGCCGATGGACGAGAAGGCGCTGGGTTAAGCCAGCTCCGTCTCGAAGCCGTCGTAGTCGAGGATCCCACGCTCGATCGCGCACATCGCCAGGCGCACCGTGAGCGGCACCGTCACCGCCCGGCCCCCGCGCACCCCCGCCTCCATGTAGCTCCACTGCCGCCGGCTGATGCCGAGCCGGGCGGCCGCCGCGCTTACCGATAGGCGGTTGCGCGCGCGCCACGCGCGCGCCCCTTCCACGAGCACGCGGGGCCCCCGGCCCCGCGTCATCATCTCGTCCGTTCCGTCGTTTCTGCGTTCGCCCATGGGCCCTCCGTCGCTCGTTCGGATGCCGATCGGCAACTCGCCGCCGCCGGTTGTCGAGGGCGAAGATGCACCCGGTGCAGCGGGCGCGGCGCCCCGCGCCCCTCGCCCCCGACCCCAGGATATCAAGCAAAGGAGCCGCGCGGGCTGGTGTCCGTCGGAAGCGGGGTAAGGGGAGGTAAGGCCAAGGTAAGGTCTAAGTGATTGTTTTTGCTGCGACCTTACCGCCTTACCGCCTTACCGCCGTTTGCGGTACTTCGATGCGCGCGCCCGCGCGCGCGTCACGGGAAACATGGGTAAGGTTGGTAAGGTGGTAAGGTGTCAATGATTACAGATACTTAGTCCTAACCCGTTGGTAAGGTCGGGTAAGGCGTTGACAGCGCCGAAAATCGAGTTGCCGCTCGGTCGCCACCTGCCGCACGGCGGCGAATAAAAAACCGGGTGGAAATTGCCGCGTCGGAAGCCCGCGAAGGCGAAGAGCCGGGACCGCAAGGCGACGGAGCGCGCGCTGCGGCCGATGATGGCGGCGACGGTGCCGCTGACCGAGGGTGGGATCGAGGCGGCGCTGGCGAAGGTCGCCAAGGCGGTCGGCGCGCCGCCCGGCGCCAGCCGCGCGCAGCAGCTCGCGCTGATCCCGACCGCGGCGACGGCCGAGCCCGATCCCGGCGTCCAGCGCACCGGCGCGCCTGGGCGGCCCAAGGGCGCCACCAACAAGCGCACCGAGGAATGGACCGATTACCTGCTGCGGCGCTACCCGTCGCCGCTGATCGCCCTGGCCGAGACCTACGCCCGGCCGCTGGTCGAGCTCGCGCGCGAGATCGCGGCCATCGCCGGCGTGCCCAATCTCACCGTGAGCGAGATCCTCGAGCTGCTGCGGGTGCAGGAGGCGGCCAAGGCCAACCTGGCCCCGTATCTCCACTCGAAGCAGCCGCTCGCGATCGAGGCCGAGGGCGGCCTGATCCCGCTGTTCTTCGGCGTCTCGCCCGAGCTCGGACGGATGATGGCCGACCGCATCGGCCACGGCGGATCCGTGCTGCTCGCGCCCAAGGACATCACGCCGCAAAAAACGGCGGAAAGCCGCCATTCTTCTCCCGCCGATTCGGTCGAGTTGGAAGACGCGAAGTTGGAAGACGACGCGGAAAGGCCCGCAAATGCTGGCTGACAGCCTCCCGACCCCACAGATTTCGCATCAGACGCGCGGGCCCCGCGCCGCCGCCCGCCGCGCGCGCGCGCGCCACGATTTCGGCCCGAGGGCCGGGGGGGGAGTTTTCGCCCGCCACGCCGCCCACGCTGGCCGTCGCCCGGGAGGGTTGGCGGCGTTGGCATCGTTTTTGCCCTTGGCCTCGGCCTGGCCTGACCTTCGATCGACGCGAACCTGTTGTCCGCCCCGACCGGGGGCAGGGGGGCCGCCCGCCGGTCGAACGATCGTCCGCGACCCTAACCGCCGCACGGCCCGGGGGCAGGGGGTGCGGCGATGATCCCCGCCGACGGCCTCATCACATGCTGCGGCACGTGCAACTGCCCGACGGGCGAGTGCGCGAAGCGCAAAAGCGACGACGCCCACGCCAGGCGCGAGACCCACCGCAATTACGCGGGCCGCGAGGTCCGCGCACCGAATCGGCATGAGCGCCGGGCGCTACAATCCCGGCGGAAGGTGCGCTGATGCCGATCCGCCCCGAGAATCGCGAGCGCTACCCGCTGAACTGGCCGGAGATCTCGCGCGGCGTTCGTGAACGTGCCGGCAACAAATGCGAAGGGTGCGGCGTCGCGAATTATGCGATCGGCGGACGGAGCGCCGACGGCACGTTCCTGCCGGTGCGCCCGAAGGGCGAGAAGCTGCTCCGCATCGAGTGGCCGGCGCCGGGCGAGTGGTGGTGGTGCGGCGCGGGCGAGCGCGTGGAAATGTTGCGAATCATTCGCATCGTGCTGACGGTCGCCCACCTGGACCATCGCCCCGAGAACTGCGCGCCCGCGAATCTGCGCGCGTGGTGCCAGCGCTGTCACAACCGATACGACGCCGCGACGCGGCGCGCCGGCATCGCCCATCGCGCGCGCGAGGCTGCGGCCGTCGCCGATCTTTTCGAGAGGAACGCATGATGGATGACGCAAAACCCCGCCGCTCGGTGGAGATGGTGATCACGATCGGCGCCGACAGTCGCCGCGAGCTGGCGCGCGCGCTGCGCTTCATGGCGGCCGAGATCGAGCGCCGCGAGATCAACGGACCCAATGGTTGCTCAGGAGCACCGAACGCGGGCTACCACTACACGTTCTCCGAAGATCCGGCGATCACGCACGAATCCTACTTCAAGGCCCTCGACCAATATCTGGCGCGCGAGGCCGTGCGCCCATGACCGCCCCGATCCGCCTCGAGTACGTGCCGTCGGGGCCGGTGCTGGCGCGGTTCTACGAGGATCGCTCGCGGGTGTCGCTGATCATGGGGCCGTTCGGCTCGGGCAAAACGCGCGGCGCCTACGCCAAGATCATCACCCGCGGCGCGCTGATGCAGCCGCCGTCGCCGATCGACAACGTGCGCCGCTTCAAGTGCATCGTCATGCGCGACAACTACCGCACCCTGCAGGCGACGGCGATCGCCACCTGGGTCAACGTGATCCCGCGCTACTACGGCGACTTCAAGGACGGCGGCACCAACGCGCCGACCTTCCACCACGTGCCGTTCCTGCTTGAGGACGGCACCACCCTCGACCTGCAGATGGAGTTCCGCGCGCTGGGCGACCAGTCGATCGAATCGGCGCTACGCGGCTTCGAGGCGTCGGCGGCGTTCCTCAACGAGATCGACACCTTGCCGCCCGAGCTGCTGATGAACGTCGACGGCCGCGTCGGCCGCTATCCGTCGGTCGAGCACGGCGGCTGCACCGATCCGTTCGTCGTCTCCGACATGAACGCTCCGGACGACGAGAACTGGACCTACAAGCGCTTCGTCGACGACCTGCCGGAGAACTGGGCGTTCTTCCGCCAGCCGTCGGGCCTCTCGCCCCAGGCGGAGAACGTCAAGAACCTGCCGCCCGACTATTACAGGAACATCTCGATCGGCAAGCCGGACTGGTGGGTGCGCCGCTTCGTCCGCAACGAGTTCGGCTATTCGCGCGACGGCAAGCCGGTGTACGGCGAGTACTCCGACAAGACGCACGTGGCGCAGGTGCCGCTCGAGGCGGTTCCCGAGCTGCCGATCCTGATCGGCATGGACGCGGGGCAGACGCCGGCCGCCGTGTTCGCCCAGCGGCTGCCGAACGGCCAATGGCGCATCCTCGAGGAGCTGGTGAGCGAACGCGGCGCCGGCGTCGGGCCGAAGCGCTTTTCGCGGCTGGTGTCGCAAACTCTGATCGAGCGTTTCCCGGCGCACGCCGCGCACGGCGCCATCGTCGTCATCAAGGAAGCCGACGACGAGCCGCTGCGCCGCGACGGCTGGCGCAATCGTTCCGACAGCCCGATCCGCGCGTGGTGTGATCCGGCCGCTGTGTTCGGCGAGGACCGGCTCAACGGCAGCCACAGCACCGGCGACCGCGCCTGGCGGACGATGGTCGAAAATCGCATCGGCATCCGCATCGAGCCCGCGCCGTCGAACAACCTGACACCACGGCTCAGCGCCGTGCGCGACCTGTTCACGGAATCGATCGACGGCGACACGCCGCGGTTCGTGCTCAGCCCTCGCTGCAAGACGCTGCGCAAGGGCTTCAACTCCGGCTACCGCTACCGGCGCGAACACATTGCCGGGACCGAGCGCTACACCGATGAGCCCGAGAAGAACGATTACAGCCACGTGCATGACGCGCTGCAGTACCTGATCCTCGGCGGCGGCGAGTACGACTCGGTGATGGGCCGCAAGGAGGCGCGCGGCCGCGTGCCGCGCACCGCCGTGGCGGAGATGGAATGATTTCTTTCCGGCGACCGCTCGCCGGCGCCGCCGGCCAACCCACCGGCTCGCGGTCGTTGGAGTCCTGGGCCGCGCTGCCAAAAAAGTTTTGACATCGGAAAAAATCGAGTTGCCACTCGGCCGGCATTGATCCCCATCGACATTGCGCGCGGTGCCGCGCCGAACGAGGACAATGCCGTGAGCTTTCCCTCCCCAGCCAAGATCCTGACTGGTGTGCTCGATCCCATAGGGATATTCACCGGCGGCAACAAAACCGCGCCTTCGCCGCCGCCGCCCGCGGCCGCCCCGCCGCCCGCGGCCAACGACACCGCCGTCGAAGCCGCGCGCCGCGCCGAGCTCACCGCCGCCGCCAAGGCGCGGGGCCGCGCCGCGACGCTGCTGACCTCGGGCTCGGGCGACGTTTCGACGCCGAATATCGGCCGCACCACTCTGCTCGGGGGCCCTTGAAGCATGGCCTACGCCGCCGTCCCCTCGGCCCAAGACCTGATCGCCCGCGCCGACAAGCTGGCCGCCGATCGCGCCGTGCTCGATTCGAACCTGGAGCAGGTGCGCGAGCTGTTCTATCCGACCGCGCCGAAATTCACCGGCAAGGGCACGCCCGGCGAGAAGGTCCACGAGAAGGTGTTCGATTCGACGCCGGAGAACGCGGGCGAGTTCCTCGCCGCCGGGCTGCAGTCGCTGCTCACCAATCCCGGCACGATCTGGTTCGACCTGTCGACCCTCGACAAGGATCTGATGAAGAACGAGGGCGTCGCGCGCTGGCTGGAAAGCGCGCGCGACGGCATGCTCGCCGACTTCAACAGCCCGAAGTCGAACTTCACGCCGCAGCAGCACGAGAAGTACATGGAGCTGGTGACGTTCGGCACCGGCGTCATGTACATCGCCGATCGGCCGGCGAAGTCCATCCTGTTCTCGTCCCGCCCGCTCGCCGAGTGCACCATCGCCGAAAGCGACGAGGGCCTGGTCGACACGCTCTACCGCCGCTTCACCCTGACCGCCCGCCAGGCGGTGCAGCAATGGGGCGAGGCGGTGCCGGAGAAGGTCGGCAAGGCGTCCGCGGATCCGAAGAAGCAGGACACCGAGTTCAAGTTCCTGCACTGCACCGAGCCGCGCCCCGGCCCGCACGGCGCGGCGCGCGATCGCAAGCCGTTCGCGTCCTACTACGTCGCGATCGACGAGAAGGTCGTGATGCAGGTCGGCGGCTACGACGAGTTCCCCTACACCGTGCCGCGTTGGTCGAAGCGCGCGGGCGAGGTGTACGGCCGCGGCCCCGGCATGAAGACCTTGGCCGACGCGCGCATGCTGCAGCGGATGATGAAGACCACCATCCGCGGCGCCGAGAAGATCGTCGACCCGTCGCTGCTGGTCGCCGACGACGGCGTGCTGTCGCCGGTGCGCGTCATGCCCGCCGGCAAGACCTACGTCCGCTGGGACACGATGCAGGGCGCCGGCGCGCCGGTGCGGCCGCTGCAGACCGGCGGCCGCCCCGAGCTCGGGCTGGAGCTGATCGAGCGCACGCGCAAGTCGATCCAGGAGGGCAACTACAACGACCTGTTCAAGTTCGCCCGCGACCCGAACATGAAGGCGACGGTCTACCTCGGCATCCTCGACCAGGTGATGCAGGCGCTCAATCCGATCATCGGCCGCATGCAGGTCGAGGATCTGGGCCAGCTCATCGACCGCGTGTTCGCGATCAAGTTCCGCCGCGGCGACTTCGACGCGCCGCCGCCGGAGCTCGAGGGCCAGCCCTTGAAGGTCGAGTACGTCTCGCCGGTGGCGAAGACCCAGCGCGTCAGCGCCGTGCGCGGCCTCGGCCAGTGGATGGAGCTGTGGGCGCCGATGGCCCAGGCCAAGCCGGAGATCATGGACCTGCTCGACGAGCAGCCGGCGATGCGCGATTCCGCCGACCTGCTCGGCCTCTCGAAGACCTGGCTGCGCAGCGCCGACAAGATCGCCGCCATGGCCGCCGAGCGCACGCGCGTGCAGGAGGCCGCCGCCCGCGCCGCCGGCGCGCAGCAGACGGCCGAGACGCTCGCCACCGGCGCCAAGGGCGCCAAGGCACTCAGCGATGCGATGGGCGGCGCCGCGATGAACGGTCCGGCCGCCGCGCCGCCGCAACCGATGGGCGCGGCGGCATGAACAATCTTCTGCCCGCCCGCATCCGTCACCGCATCGCCCGCAACGCGGCCTTCCGCCGCGTGTTCGCCAGCGAGGACGGCAAGATCGTGCTCAGGGAGCTGGCGATCTTCTGCAACGCCGACGCCGGGCTCTACGCCGGCACCACCGACGAGACCATGATCAACGTCGGCAAGCGCGAGGTTCTCCTGCGCGTGCGCTCGCTGATCGGCATGAACGACGACGACCTTCTGAAACTGGCGCGCGAGGAGCGCGCCGAAGCGAGGACCGATGACTGAAGCCACCAACGCAGGCGCCGCCGGCGCCACCGGAAACGACGGCGCGGCCGCCGCGGCGGCCGCAGGCGCGGCCGCGAACGCGGGAGCGAATGCCGGCGGCGCGGCCGCAGGCGGCGACTGGATCTCCACCCTTTCGCCGGACCTGCGCCCCGTCGTCGAGGCGAAGGGCTGGAAGACGCCCGGCGACGCGCTCACCAGCTACGTCAACCTCGAGCGCACGGTCGACCTCGACAAGGTGCCGCTGCCGCCCAAGGCCGCCGACGGCACCCGCGACTGGACCAAGGCCGACGATCTGTTCAAGGCCCTCGGCCGCCCCGAGGAGCCGGGCAAGTACGCCTTCAAGATGCCCGCGGGCGCGCCGGCGACGGACACAGACAAGGCCTTCCACGGCGCGATGGCGCCGCTGCTGCACAAGGCGGGCCTCGCCCAGTGGCAGGTCGACATCCTCGCCGAGGGCTTCAACGGCTTCGGCGCGCAGACGGCCGAACAGGCGCAGCAGCGGAACGTCGACGCCACCAAGGCCGCCGAGACCGTCCTGCGCCAGAAGTTCGGCGGCGCCTACGACGCCAAGATCGACGGCGCGTCGCGGCTCGCCAGGCAGTACGGCGGCGACGGCATCCTCGCTGAGCTCGACAAGGCGGGCTTCGGCCGCAACCCGGCGCTGGTCGAGATGATGGCCAACATCTACGACGCGATCGCCGAGGACGGCGCGCTGCCCGGCGAGAAGAAAGGCGCCGCCGGCGCCCTCGCGCCCGCCGAGGCCAAGGCGCAGATCGCCCAGATGGAAGGCGACAAGGCGCAGGTCGCCATCCTCGAGGACAAGAACCACCCCGAGCATCAGGCGATGGTCGAGAAGCGCTCGCGCCTCTACGCCATGGCCTACCCGGAGCAGGCGGCGTGAAAACGGCCTTTCCTTCGCGCCCGCCGGCATCAGCCGCCACGCCAACCCTGCCGCCGGCGGGCGACTTGGAGTGCGTCGAGATCGCCGCGCGCTGCGAGTGCCTCAAGGCGGCGCTCGAGTTGCGCGCGGCGAACGATTTGCCCGATGCCGTCATCTCCCGGGCCAGGATTTTCGAGTCGTACGTCCTCGGCGACAACCGCGCCCTCCTCGAACCAGGCGGCGCGGCCTCCGGCGACGGAAACCCCACGGCGTCGAAAGGACGCCGCTAGCCGGACAAGGCGAAAGCCCCCGGACGCACGCCGGTAAGACCGGCCGCGCACAAGCCCCGCGTTCTTGGGCAACGGCTCACGCGCCGTTGCTTCGGAAGAGGGCCAGGCTGCGGGTCCACGCTAGGCCGCCTCGTTCTTGGGCGAGGCCACTAAGGCGCGATGTGGGCAACCCCTCCGATTGATTGCAACTCTCAACCATGGAGGGACGGATGTCCACTCAGATCACCACTGCCTTCGTGCAGGAGTACAAGTCGGGCGTTCTGCTCAAGGTGCAGCAGAAGGGCTCGAAGCTTCGCGGCGCCGTGCGCGTCGAATCGCA